CATCTTCCCGAACCCCTTCAAGCCCCTCGCCTTCATCTCAGCCATTCCTGTTCATCCTTTCCGAGTTCGGCACTCGCCGCTCCGCCGAGAAATACTCCCTATTCATGCTCTCCGCCAGCAAACGCGCCTGCGCACTCGTTCGTGGTTTGACCCTATCTTCCTCTCGTTGCTTGCTTTCGGTCAATCCTTCTTTCGCCCCAGTATCTTTTTTCAACACTTCCGTCTTCGCCTTCGCACTCAACGCATCCCACAAATGCCCGTTCTCCACCCACATCAAATACAGCGCAAACATCACCGCAGCCAGAGCACAACTCAATACCGCAATCGCAATCATCGCGCCCACGTTGTCTTCCTCCCCTTCTGCCGCGCATCCGCCTTCAACTTCCCCATCCGGATCGCAACTTCGGTCATCGTCAATCCCCGCTCTTCCATGTCATGCCGCACCTCCGCCGCCACTACCGCGTGCGGAACCTTCCTCGGGTTCATCATGCTCTTCAGCAGATAGCGGGTACAGTCGTTCACGTCATCCGCCTTGGTCGGCATCTTCATCACGTCCTCGAACCTCCCAGGCTTCTTGTCATCCCTGATCGCAAGCGGAATCGACTCGATCACATCCATGCAGTTCTCCGACACGAACAACAGCGGCGTCTTCGGGGAATACCCCCCGCCCTCCAACTCGTAATTGTCATCCGCCCGGCTCGGGGCCATCTTTCCGTCCAATACATCCGCCGTCTTCTTCATCATCGCGTACATGAACCGCCACCCGCCTATCCGCGCATTGTCCGCCTGCTCCGGTCCCGGCAGGTTCCAACTCAACCGCTCATTCACCGGCCACGCACGCACCAACTCCTCCCGTATCGTGTCCGCCGTCGAATGCCCCCTTGAGTCCTTCTCCCACGCATCCGGACTCAGAAAATACCGGCTCACCGTCCGCGCCTCGTCCATCGTCATCGTCCGCCGCGCCTGACGGATCAACTCCCCCTGCTCTACCTCCGCCTCCGTCATGTTCCGGTAAATCACGCATACCGTCACCGGCTCAGGTAGCTGAACACCAAATACCTCCGAAAACTGCTTCGGCATCACCTTCCCACTCGCAGCCCACTGAATCGACGCATGATGCACAAACCCATCATCATGAGCCATCCACCGCTGCCACCACGGCTGAATCAACTTCGCTTCCTGACCCGCACTCAAGATCAGTTTCGACTCGTCCCATACTCCCGCAAAATACTGACCCGCAAACGAATCGAAACTCCCCATCAAATGCCCAGCCCTCAACGTCGGCGGCAATGAATCCAACTTCCTTCCCTCCGCCGTCCTATTGATGAACAAGTGATACCGGCAGCACATGTAATCCGGCCCCTGCGCGTCTCCGCACATGTCAGGCAACCCGTACAACTCCTTCGGGCTGATCCCCACCGACTCAAACCAAACATGATTGTCCCATCCGAACAAGTGCGTGAAATGGTAATCCTGCGCCCTCTCGTTCGCATGGAACCGCTTCTGCCAAAATACCCTTCTCAGGAATTCCGTGCCGATCCCGCCGGGATTGAAGAACAAACCCAACTTGCAATCATTCACCGGCGCTCCCGGCCACCGATTGGCACTCTTGATGATCGTCAACTCCCGCTCGGTGAACTGCTCGGCCTGATCCACAATAATGTCGTAATATTCCGGACCCCAAAACGACTGATCAACCGCCTGCTGGTTCTCCGCATACCGGAACGCAATCACGCTACCGTTCGGCAAGCGTATCTCGTTGTCCGTCGCCCTCCAGTACTTCCGCAACTCGGGCCACTCCGAGAAGTACTTGTCAATATGGTTCTCTTTCACGTCCTTATAGATGCGCCGTACTATCGCGCCCTTGGTCCCAGGCCTCTGCTGCCTGCGATCAAGCATGATCCGCCGCAACCCGCCCGACTTGCCACCCGCTCTCGACCCGCCGCCACCAATCCACGTAGCCGCATCCACGCCCGTCCTGTAGAACAGCTTCCCCAGCTCCAGTTGCTTCGGCTGCAATACCAAGTCAATCAAGTTTGGCACTCCAATTGCACGCGCGCGTTACCTTATATATGGCTAACCAACCACCAAACTACCTGACGTCGGCGCGGGAGAGAACGTGAACCGCAACCAGCAAGGAATTCCAATCATCACGCTGACCGCCGTGTTCGTCGCCGGGGCAATCGCAGCCAACGGCGCATAGTTCGCGTCCACATCCGTCAACGCCATCTGACACGTTGCCGTCTGGTTCGTCGTGTTGATCACGTTGAGTTGTAGCGCCCCGGCATTCGGCAACGGTCCAACAGCAAATTGGATGCTCTTCGTGACCGTCTCCTTCGAAGCATCCGGCACCACTGCATACGCGCTGCCCGGATAGATCGCCTTCACCTGAGAAACCTGCGGATTAGAAATGTAGCTCGGCATCACTTCCCCCCTTATGCTCAAGAGTTTAGCGCAATTCGGCGCGCGTACATCAGTGTCAATCTTTCTTCCTCCGGAACAAGTCAACAGCTACATTGCACACGAGCAGAATCAGGAACCAGATATCCCGCAACAGGCTCATATCCGCCGCCACTTGCCGTGTTTGACTTTGTGACTGTGCTCAGCAAGGCCGCACTCGACCCACTCGCCTATGTCGCCGGAATACTCGCGATACGGGCACATTCTGACCTCAGGCATGAACGCAGGCACATCAGGCAGTTCCGGATGGTTCCCGGCAAAGAAATCCTTGCCAAGAGATACGCCGGGAATGCTCAGAGGATTGATGTGAGTTCGGGGATGGATCGGAAGGGATTCAGGTTTGGGTTCCGCCTGATGCTTGATCACAGGCACTTCTTCCCAGCCTCTTTCGATAGCCGCTATCAATACATCAGTCTTGCTCATCCGATGTGTTTTGCAGCGCATATCTACTTTGTTTGCAAGATCATCCGAGATTCTGAAACCTACGAAAACGCTCATTTGTTAAAAGCATACCCCAAAACTGTTTAATGAGAGCCGGTTTTCGTTTAATGAGACTACTTTTCGGAATCTCCCTTGGGCTTTTCATCGAGAATCGAGCGCACCTGGAACTGTACTGGGCCCTCCCCATCAGCCCCAGTGACCAGCTGCTTCTCGCCATAAAGGGCAGGATCGATCCGCCCCAGCACCCATGTCCGAGCCCACAGCCGCACCTTGATTGCGTTAAAGTTCTCTTTGTCCGCCTGATCCGCAAGTGCAACAAATTCATCGAATTGCGCGCCTGCTCCAGCTTTTCTCGCGCGTGTGATAGCGGTTAGGAATTGAGCATCTTTCGCCATTTCGTAATAGAACGTCGGCTTTGACGGAAGGTGTGGATCTCTAAAGATTTCATTGACTGGTTCCCCGGAAGTGATTCTCTTTATCACTTCTTCTTTCAATTCATCGTTCCATTTTGATGGTCTTCCTGGTTTCCCATTGGCCATGATAAGTCCTTTGTTTGGCAAGTTCTGGCATTCATTTTAGGCTTATTCCGATTGCTTGCTCAAGAGATTTCCTCAGGATATCCACAGATTCTTTCGTCTAGCCCTCATTTAGCTCTTGTGTTCGCGCATCAGTGCGCGTAATGTAGTGATTGTTGAGAGGGGAAACGGACATGACATTCGCACATCGCCACTCTTTTGTAGGATCACGCATAAAGAAAGGAAACGACAAAATGCTTGCGTTAATCTTCGCAATGCTCACTATGCCGCCAGTCGGACCGCACTTCTATTCGCCCGTGCGCGTTCCGCAGCACTCAGTCCTTCATCCAATCGGACCCATGCCGCCAGTAAGGGTTCCGCACAGCTAGGAAAGGGAAGCAATGATCACGCAAACCGAATCTCTTGAACAACTTCGCTCCATGATCACAACGGCAACCAAACTGCTCAACTCCGCCAGAGTCTCGACGCTCGAAAGCCACTGCGCGAAAACCGAAAACGAGCTTATCGGCACGATCTTCGACGCGCCCCAGAAACTCAGGGAAGCGGCAACGCTCATCGAAGCCATAATCATCTTGGCGAAACGCTAAAAGGACACCATGAAAGCCATCACCGTTACCCATTACGAGCATCAGTGCAAACGCTGCGGAGCAAAATTCACTACCCGTATGCCAAACCCCCTGCAATGCAACAAATGCCGGTCCGCCTACTGGGACCGAGAACCCAAGAGGGGCAAGTGACCGAGACAGAGCAGATCGTGGATCGCGTTATGGGCGACTATCTCGAATCGCTCAAGCGCCCAAACCCGTACCTCGCACCCCGCCATCCTGCGATAGTCACGGCGCATACCCTCGCGCTATACGCTATCCGCGCAATCTTCCACATTGTTGCCATCATCCTTTAGGGAGGAAAAATGTTCACCAAATACGCAGTCGCCTATTGCGCCAAGAAGTTCAATTCTTCGCAAACACTGATTTCTAAACTCTATGATTCCAGGGTTGTAGCAGACGCAGCCGTCATCGTCCGAGCGGACGAATGCCCGAACCTGCACTTCTTCGTAATCGAAATCAACTTCCCTGACATGGAAAATGCCCTTCCCATCGCCAAGGGCGAAATACAGGAAGAGGTGACCGCATGAACCGCGATATCGCCGTCCGGTACTACTATCTGGACAACCAGCTGCGCGCCACGAGGTCATCTCTGGCGCGTATCAACTCCGCCCTCAATGGCAACCTCTACACCGAGGCATACGCTGTATTTCACGGCATCAAAGGCACTAGCCTCGCTCCCGAGTCTGAAGAGTTCCGCCTCATCGCGGAGAAACAGCGCATATTAGACCAGCAGCGCGCCATCAAAGCCGACATCAGTCGTCTGCTGGAGGAAGGAAACGACGCATGAACTACGAGGAAGAGATTCTCTCGCCGTATGAGGAGGATATGCGCCACGAACTCAGGATGGCGGACAAATACCGCGAACGCCGAGAAGAGATGGCAGACTATACCCGCGACCGTCTCCGCGACGAGCAGTGCGAAAAGGAGGGATTATGACCCATCCGCTCTCTACCCGCGTCGGAATCCCGCTGGCACACGCCGCCCTATGCGGCCAGTGCCAGCAAATCGTGAACTCCGTCTATTGCCCTTGGTGCCACTCCGAAACTCTGCCGCTCGCGCCCATCCTTGACCGCGAAACCGCCGAGGACGAAATCGCCAACGCGCAGGCCATCATGAAACTCTTCCCCGGACGAATGAATTGAGGGAAAACATGCCGGAAAATCAGGTCAATGAGTTGATCTTCGCTGCTTTTACCGCCGCACTTGCCCTGCAGCGTTTCGACGAGGACGGATCTGGAAAATCCATCTGCGGCGGATGCTTCCACAACGTCAAGGAATGGCGAAACGTCGATGAACATAAGGCCAACTGCCCTGTTTCCTACGTCATAGTTGCAGCGAATGCCCTGCTCGTAACGCCTCTATAACGTCGTCCAGAGAGTAGGCGAGCACGTAGATGTGACCCTCGCCTACCACCTGATCCTGAAATGACTTCTGCAACTCCGACTGCCTCCCCTTCGGAGCCTTGCACTCGATCCACACCGGACGGCCACTGGGGAAGGCGAGAATGTCCGAAAGTCCCGGCACGCCGAAACGCAGGAACCGCTTGTCTATCTTGACAGCCCCGGTATTCATCCGCAGCGCGAAGATCCGCTCCGCAGCCAGCCAGTCCATGACCAGATTCAGCAGCGCGCCTTCAGGAGTCATCGCGCTCCCTTGATTGGACCGTTTTATCATCCGATGCCGCCGAATCGCGCCTCGGGGCATCTGCGCCTCGGGAAACAGGCTTCCCCGCGTGCTCGGCAGCGTAGCAGCGCAGGCACAGGCTCCGAGTGTTCGCCGGTACGTCCGACCCGCCCGAACCCTTTGACTTGATGTGTGCCAAGTGCATGGTATGCCAGTAGCCCTTTTCGATGATCACCACGCACCCGCACTCGATGCAGCGCCCGTGGTCCCGGCTCCATACATGCTCGCGCAGCTCGTCGTAGGCGGGACCGCTCATCCTGACCATTCCTGCTCCCATTCAGGCGGAATATCAAAGAGAACGACCTGCAAATCCTCTTCTTTTTTCATTCTGCTGTTTCCCATGCTCATATCCGCCGCCTCCAGCCAAACCGTATGCCTCTCACCTCGTCAGGCGTGTCCAGAACCGTCTGCAGCCCAGCTATCTTCAACTGCTTGGGGCTTATATCCCATTCGTGCATGATCCGCTGACGCACAAGCAGCGTCCGATGGCCCATCAGTCGGAAATCGCGAAGGGACTCTGCACATTCGAGAGCGTGCATTCGGGAAACAGGCTCGCCCATACCGTGACACGCTTCATGTAATGGTCTAACAGCTTCTCCAGATGATCCTTCCTGCCCTCGTTCGCCATCATTACCACCAGCGATAGACATACCTGCCAATCCTCCTCGAACTGATCCTGGTTGTACGACATGAGTTGCTTTATGTGGCTCATTTCCACGGCGCGGTGATACCCGTTTACGTTCATCTAGCTCTCTGCATGGGATCGATGAACTCAGAGCCCATGATTGAACCTGCCGGAAGTATCACTTCTTCTCCGTTGATCGTGCGCGGCTCGGGTTCATCGAACAGCGTCATGGATTGGTGATGCGCCGTCTCAAGGTTCGCACACGCTTGATTCCAATAGGACCGCTTCAACTCAGATCCGATGAATCGGCGGCCCTGCTCAATCGCCACGTAACCTTCGGACCCGATACCAGCGAATGGGCTCCACACCAGATCGCCAGGATTGGACCACAGCATGATTCCCCGGCGGATCACGTCCAACTGCAAAGGGCAGATGTGTTTCTCGTCTTCGTGCTCTCGTGCAGACTTGTGCTGGATAGTGTCCGAAGGGTTAATGTCCATCCATATCGGAGAGGCATACTTCTGCCACAGAGATACCGGGAACTGCTCGGATGTGTGCGCGATAGGCTCCAGATTATCTCCCGGCTTACGCAACGTTACCAAGTAATCGGGAATACCCTGCCTGCTCATTGCTGAGTCTTTGCGAATCTGCTTATGCAGTAGTCCAAGGGCTTTAGTGCGCTGCATCGCGGTAACCGGATCTTTCCATATGCATACCTCGGAGTGGTAGATAAATCCAACTGCCTCGAATGCGCGAATGATCTCGCCGCGAAAGTCCCTGATGCCGATCACGCCATCGCGCACCTTGCTGGTCGGAAGGTTCATGCAGTGGATCGATACCAGACGTCCAGACTTCATCACCCGGAACGTCTCCGCAATCAGAAAACGGTAGTGCTCCCAGAACTGGTCAGAGTCTCGGGAGTTGCCCATATCGCGCTCGGAGTTGGAATAGGTATACAGGCTCTCAAATGGTGGCGAGTAGATGCTGTAATCGGCAGATTCGTCGCGCATCTCCTGCGCCATTTCTACACAGTCGGAAAGATGCATCTCCCATCCCTTGCCTTTGCGAATATCGCGATGATATGGTGCTGCGCTCCTGGTCGTTCCTCGCAGGTTCATCCGCGTCAAATCCTGAGTGTTTTTTGCCATTTCTTCCGCCATCTCCGCTGCTTCCTCGTCCTTCCGTTTCAGATTGTCGA